CGGTACCAGCTTGCTCTGGTCGATGCCTTGATACTCTGGGTTGCCCTCATCGTCCACAGCATCTTTCTCGCCAGTAATAGCTTCTGGCACAATGTCAGACACCTCATGCGCCACAAACCCGTCAACTGTTTGATCAGCGTTTGATATGAAATTAAAACGTGAGGGTTTGAGCGATTTGATGCGCGTGATGCCGTCTGTGATGCCTACTACATTTTCTTTCAAACGGTAGTCAGAGGTGGTGTTATAGGAAGTTGTAGACGCAGTAACGCTGATCGTTCCGACTTCCGTGTTCGCTTGTCTAAAAGCCGCAATAGTCCCTGTTGTTGACGGCCTATTTAACAGCAAACAATCGGAATCTCTAACAAAGGTGGCAGCGCCAGTAGAAGATATACTCGCGCCCGCAGTAGCGGCTGAGGTAGTTGTTTTACCCACAAGCAGATTGCCAGACGAGTCGAGATACATTTTGTTCGACTGCGCTGTAGCAAAGGCCATTTGATCAGTGCTGTGCGTGTAGAATATGCGCCCTGCCCACGCAGTTGCATCGCTGAACAGAATCCCAGAATCCGTCCCTGCGATCTCAATCAATGAGGTGCTGTTTTCCTCGACTGCAAGGTTCGTATTGTTGTCTGGCGTAAACCCACTTAAAGTGCTTTCACGGATATGAGTGCGACACGCTGGCGATTCCGTGCCAATGCCGACGTTATTATTGGCATTGACTAACGTCATAATTGCCGAATTACCGCCATCAATAAATTGCAAATGGTCAGCGGCTCCACCGTAGGAAATTTTGAAACCGTTGCTGTTATTGCCTAATCGGATTGCCGTTGCATTGCCACTACCTGTATTTGTAACTCCTCGTTTTATGTCTAACAGAACGTCTGACACACCCGTAAACGGCGTAGCACCATCGGCCATTAAATTCATCAGACCTGTTGGATTATTGGTTCCCAATCCCAAATAGCCAGACGAGTCTAAAACAAGATGAAGATTACTCCCACCATTGCCATAAACTTGCAAATCGTTGGTGTAAGTTATTTGCGAGGCATACGTCAAATTGTTATACAGTGCCAATCTGGGATTAGCTACACCATTTGCCTCTATTTTCAATTGAGCCAGCGAACCACTTTTATATAGATGTAAAACACTGTCTGGCGAACTCGTATTGATGCCGACGCGATCTGCACTAGCGTCGATATATAGAGTGTCGCCGTCGACGGCGAGGTCTTGCGCTGAATTGATCGTCATAGCCTCAACGCCGCCACCCGTTTTAAATGACATTGTGTTGGTGCTATGATTATATTGGACTTGACCGCTGTAGCGGTCGGTGCCTGTGGTGCCATCAGCAAACGCTAAATAGCCGCTACTACTCGTTCCGCTCGCAATCGTTATAGTAGAGTTTGCACTGGTATTAGCGACTACTAACCTTGCGTCATTATTAAAAGAGTAAGTGCTTGGAGATGATGTGCCTATGCCGACGATGCTGCTGTCCAATTTCATCGCCACAGAACCGTCACTATACCAAAAATGGTCTCCGTTGCCGAAATAATACGACTCGTCTGAGGTTAATGATGAGCCGTTATAAATTCCGCTGTAAGTGGAGTCAGAATAAAATTTAACCTTTGCGGTGTTGCTTCCTATTTCTGCTCCACCGTTGCCAGAGATTAAGCCGCTGAATGTTCCCGTAGTGCCTGTGAGTGCGCCTGTTAAGGTTGCCGTTGTGCCGCTGATCGTGCCGCCTGTGACGTTGCCGCTGATATTTCCCGTGACATCGCCAGTGACGTTACCCGTAAGATTGCCAGTTACGTTCCCTGTCAACGCACCGCTTACGCCACCAGAGGCCGTGATGAGGCCCGTAACGCCCAATGTGCCGCCCATCACTGCATTGCGGCTTAGAAAGAGGTCACGGGGGCGTGTAGCACCACTCGCGCCAATGTCGTAGGTCGCATCCGTGAATATGAGGTTGCTGGTGATGGTGCTGTTGACCGTGAGGGTGTCGGCACTAGAGTCACCAATGGTAGTATTACCGTTGAGCGTTATGCCACCCGTTAGCGTCAGTGTGCCGCCGACACTTACATCGCCGGCAAACGTTGCTGCCTGTGCTGATGATAGCGTTAATGCTGTAGTGCCGTTTGTCCCGAGGGTAAGCGCGTTTGTTGCGTGGTTGTATGTGATAAGACCAACGTCGTTATCGCCAGAATCACCAAACGCAATCTTGCCCGTACTGGAGCCACCCGAAAGGATCGTTATACCTGACGCCGTGCTGTTTTCAAACACAGCCTCGTCTGCATCCGACGCCGCCTGCACTGTGCCGGCAGATCCCGTGTGAACGTGCAACTGCCCGCCGTCTGCCGCAGCCAGTCCGGTTCCAATGACCAGCTCACCCAACACATACGACGCCGTGCTGTCTATGTCGCTATTGTTGATTGTGTGCGTGTATATGTTTTGAAATTCAGCGTTGAGGTCCGCAGCGGTTAGTGTCTCTCCGCTCACCCAACTCTTTAGTGCTGTAAGATTCATTCAGCCTTTTCTCCCACGGTCTTATGATTTATTGGCCGGGCCGTGTGCCGGCTACTCTTCCCTTAATTGTCGCACTCCGACCTGCGAAGTCGTCCGTCCGATCAGTCTCAACATGTCATTAGGAATTGCCTGTTGGGTTTTTGTCTCGCCGAGCATGTAGCGCGCAAGCCCGGGCTTAGTCATAAACTGCGCAATACCCACGTCGGTTACAGCCCGCGCTGCAAGGCGCGCTAACGCATCTCGCGTCTTCCCACCTTCTCTAAACATGCCTGTCAACGCATCGACAATGTCTGACCCATACCCACCTTGAAAATTTACATAACGGGCCGTGTTGCTAAAGTTTGCCATCGACCGCTCGCCCTGCGTCATTTCTTGCAATGCCCTCGCCACGGTGCGCAACTCGTTGTATACATCTGTCCCCAGCAACGCTTCTACTGATCCCGGTCTACTCTTTTCTAACCCATCTAAGTAGTTATTGATATGTTTGCCACTTATGATCCTCTGCAGATCCTGTGGATACATACCCGATTTCATTTGATCTGATGAAATAGACCCAGCTGTTTTTAGGTTTTCAAAGAATGCGTTTATAATTGACGCCCACGCGTCTGCGCCTTCTTTCGTTATCCGCAACCCGGATGGCGTTCCCTGCTGGCCGATACTGATTTTAAAATTAATAATCTCTTCAGGCGTCATGCTCTCAAATACTGTGCGCGCAATCTGACTGCCCTTCTCATCGTTGCTCATTGCCCTGCGCACTGCCCCTGACTCTTTTACCCGAAACAATGACTCCGCAGCGTCTGCCGCTTGACGCCCGAGCGCGTACGCTTGCGGACTGTTTGTGCCGCCACCTTGACGCAGGAACTCCATCTCGGCGTAGTGCATTGAGTCGGCAAGGTTGCGCATTTGTGTTTCAACCTTGTCGTCGAAAAATGGTATAGCCGACCGTCTATTGGAGTTTAACTCTTCGTAAATTTGAGACTTCACTCTCCGCACGTCGTCAAACGTGCGCGCTCCCAACGCCAGCTCCATAGAGCTTGCCAGCTTGTCTATGCCGCGCACGCCTACGTTGCCCTCACGCTTGAACAAGTCTGTATTTTCTATTGCATTCAGCGCGTTATCTATCGCCGTGCGGTCTATTGGTGCAGACCTATCTACGCCGCCTTGCGTAAAGAAGTCTGTATACAACTTATTAATGTCACCTTGCCGTATGTCCGTTGTCGTTTCTATCGCACCGCGTATCCGCTCGCCGGTTTCTATAGCTGCGTCTGCGCTGCTGGCAGTCGGCCCGCCCTTTGAACCCGCTTTTTTCTGCAGATTGCTAATTGCTCTTTGAAACTCCCTAAAAAGCGGCTCGTCTGCTTCGCGCATAATTTCAGTTGTTACTTGATTTGTGCGAGCGACGTTTGCCATGCCTCCTATAAATGGCGACGCGGTCCTGATTTGCGGTGGAGCAACTTTCATCATCTCTGTGCCCGCAGCCTTATCAGCCTGACCCACAAGATCGCGGACTTGCTTCATTGCGCCTGTTTGCGCTTTCTTCGCCGCTGGCCCTTTTAGCAGCGCCGTTACACCCCGCTGCAGTAACTCACCACCCGCTGCAAACGCGCCCTCTAACGCAGTTTGCCCTACGTCATATCCTCGCTCTGATCCTGCTTCCTTTGCCATGCCCTGTCGAAATGCATCTCCACCCACGCCACCTAACACAGTCCCGGTCCCCGGCTTTACGAACGATCCCATAATGCTCGTCACCATTGGGATCGCGTCTCCCAGCATATCGGCGAAGTCGTAAATAGTTATCTCATCCTCATCAAACTTCTTCAATCCTTGTCGCGTATTTACAAACAGCTCGCCATTTTTTATCTGTATGGCTTCGCGCGGCACGCCACGGCTCACTAATATGTCGACCTTACCTTCGGGCTCCGGATCGAGCGATGCCAACATACGATTTTTGAATTGTTTCATTAAGCCACCCAGATTTGCAGTCGCAGTAGGTGGTTCGTTTTGTATGTTTGCAGACGGCAATGCAGGCGCAGTGTATAGTTGGCGATATTGCTGTAGTTGGTTTTTAGCCATTAGTATGGACCTTTTCCGCGACTAATTGCTTCTACTTCATATAGGCTTGTTATCTCACGGTTCATTTGATTTACTAATTCACCCAACGTGTTTCTGAGTTGCTCTGGTTGTGTAAATATTCCCCCTACTAATCCTTCGTAGAAATCCTGCTCGGCTTCGGTTAAGGCTGCTCCAGAGCGATAGCGTGCTACCGTGTCACGGAGGAATCCTAATTGTGTTAGGAAGTTTGCCGCTTCCGGCCCAATCGCTTCTTGCTCGCCTACTAAATAGGCCCGGGCTTTTTTTATAGCTCCCTCACTTCTCCCAAACGCTTCCTGTATTTGCCCTATTGCTTCTGGGTCAGTCAGGGTCTCTATTGCCCTCAAAGCATTCGCACGTATGGTCGTCAACTGCATGAGTTGTTTTTTCTCAGTTGCGCTAAAGTTGTATGCGTCACTTGCTGCATCAATTCGGTCTAAGAATGAACTCAACATATTTTCTGACAGGTCGTAGCCTTGCGCTTGTAATCCTGCCTCTAATGCAAGCACGCCGTCTTCATAATTTGTATTAGTCGCTTGCTTTACTGCACCGTCCAGTATGGCATTAAATTTGTCCCTTATTTGTGCTGCCTGTTCATTGTATCCTGCCACCGCCGATGTAAGCAATTCGGGGGACATCGAACCGCTTTGCTCAACTATTAATTTTTTTGCCTCGTCACCTCTAAGAAATGGGTTTAACGTAGCCACGTTACTCCCAGCATCTGCTGCAATTCGGATACGATTGCTTCCACTAAAACTTGTCCCTCCAGCCGCACGCGCTCTTTGAGCATTTGCATTGATAAGGTTTAGCTGCGCTTGCTGCGTCAGGTCATCCATACGCTGCTGCTGCGCTCCTGCACGGAAAGCAGGTGATACCATAGAGCTCGTCTCTATAGGCGCGGCAAGTAATTCAGACGTGCCGCGCAATGCCTCATCCACTTGTATTGGCACATAGCCGCCTGCCGTTTGTGCCTGCGCACCCGCTTGCTGCTCTAACTGATTTGCAGCTGCCTGTGTTTGCAAGTCCCGCAATCTGTTTTGTGCTTGCCTGTCTTTCATGCCTCCATACAAACCGACTGCTTGCGAACCTGCGCCGGCCAATTGCCCTAACGCGCTCAAAAGGTTTGCACCTTTCCCGGGCCGAAAGTCTAACGGCACTTGATTGGCAATAGGGTTGCCCCCAAACGCACGAGAAAGGTTTGCCATTGCATTTTCTTGTTTCTGTGCGGCAGCTTGACGCCTTTGCGCTCGCTCTAAATCTTTCTGAGCGTAATAGCCAGCACCGGCGTTTGCGATGCTGCTGCCCAGCCCTAATAAAGCTGCTATTGTCATTGGTTCAGGCATTATCCCCCCGGCGTTACGTCTATTAATTCTTGTCCATCTGACGAATAGCGATAAATTCTGCCGTCAGCTTCGATTGTCCCATCTGCGCGCGGAACTGCCCCGGGAGGGAGCGTTGCTGAACTTCCCGGCGTAGGCAACCCTAACGCTTGCAGTATCTGATTGCGCACTGGCGTATACCCAGCAAACCCTGCATCTTGCGCCGCGAGCAACTGCACGATGTCCATGTCGCGCAACTGGCGCTCTTGTAAGTCGGCGGCGCGCTCATCGGCGTCGCTTGCAAGTCGGCGCGCCTGCGCCGCATTTAATCCCCCAACTGTCGTTGTCCCATCAACCTCGCCAAATAGTGCGTCTTCAATTGCTCTCTCAGCACGGTTTTCCGCGCCCTGCGATGCGGCGATGTCTTGATCTAAGGCGCGTGCGCGCAACGTCGTCGTAGGCGCTTGCCCATACCCGCGTGCGTAGAAGTCGCCTGTAGCGTCAGCCTCGGACAACCTGCGCTGCAGGTCAGCCGTGCTTAAGTCAGAGGACAACGCCTGCGCTGCGCGTTGATCCGCTGCCGACTGTAGCCCTCTGCCGGCAATCGCATTGAGTATGTCCTGCTGGGCCAACTGGGTCCTGCGCGCGTTGTCGGACATCGCAAGGTTTCGGTTGAGCTGCTGCGTTTGCAGGTCGTCTGCTGCTTGTTGCCCTGCGAGGGTTTGTATAGGACTATCTGCACCAGTCTGGACCTGACCAAACAAGATGGACTCAAGCTGCTGCTGGGCGCGTAGATCATTGGCGCGGGCGAGGTCTTCCTCCAGCCCCATCGCACGCCCAGATAACGTCTCTACCGGGGCCTGATTTGCACCAGTGAAATATTGCCCCGTTATGCCCGCCTCTGCGATGCGTCGCTGTAGATCTTGTGTCACCAGATCGGATCGCAGTGCGTCTGCTGCGCGCTGGTCCGCAGACGCTGCCAGTTGCCGGCCCTGCGCCGCACCTGTAAGGTCTGACCCCAAAGCCTGCGTTGCCCGTAAATCAGCCGCTTGCGATAGCCGGCGCTGTAAGTCTTGCGTGATGAGATCGCTATCCAACGCCCGCCCAGCGCGTTGATCTGCAGTATTTGCCAGTGCGCGTTGCTGGGAAGCCGTTGCGAGGTCTGAGCCCAGCGCCTGCTGTGCGCGAAGATCCGCACGTCCCGCCAGCGCGCGTTGCTGCGCTGCGCTGGTAAGGTCCGAACCGAGCGCCTGTGCCGCCCGCTCGTCGCCAGCAAGCGACAAGCGTCTCTGTAGGTCTGCCGTAACAAGATCGGACTGTAGACCCCTCTCAGCACGGCTGGCGTCGTCCATTGCCAACTGACGATTAAGACGATCCGTCTCCAGCGCCGATAGCTGACCCTGCCGTCCGTATACGTCAGTCAGAGCCTGCCGCTGCATCTCCTGATCGACGATACCCATCTGGTCTCGTCGGCTCTGCAGCCCCAACGCCTGCGACACCGCATCCCCGGCAAGCCCTGACTCCAACGCAGCGCGCTGATCGTATTGAGATGCCAGTCCTGCCACATCGCCTATGGCTGCGCGCGCCAGATCCTCATTGGCGAGCCTTAGATTGTCGCGCCGACCCTCAAAGTTGAGTGCGTCTGCCAGTGCCTGCGTCTGCAGGTCATATCCCAGCGCGTTAATATCATTGAGCGTGCGCTCACGCGAGCCGATAAAGTCTCCCAGCGCCTCTGCCGTATCGCCGCTCCGCAACACGCCCATGCGGTTAAGGTTTTCACGCAACTGCTCCTGCTGCTGCCGGGACCGCTCAAGAAAATCTGCGCGCTGCTGCTCAACCAACGGATTACTGCCACCCATCAAGCGATCCATAATGACCTGCTGCGCCTGATTGGTCAGGTCCGTGTCGAGTGTTACGCCGCTATTCGACAGGCGGTTCCGCGCCGCGACCATAGCCGAGTCCAGATCCGCGCTGGAGCCCAACTGATTGCCCGCAAGACGATCCAATACATTCTGCTCGGCTGCGCCAACCATCGGCGTGTCCGTATTAACCAGCTTGCCTGCCCGCACCCTATCCAGTAGCGCCTGATCCGCAGTAGCTGCCGCCCGGTCTGCTAACGTGCTGCCGACAGGCGTGCCGGTTCCAACCTTGAGCGCGTCGTCCAACCCGAGCGTGCTATAGGGCGTTGCCACGCCCGTCCCAGCCGACTGAGCTGTAGCACCGGATAACTCAGGCGTGCTAACTTCGGACAATCCCGCTGCGGCTTGATTGAAATCACCAACGGCAGCCCCGGGCTGTAAGCCCAGCCTCGCCATTGCGTCAGCCATTGTCTCGCCAGACACGCTACCCAGACCTGCTGCGGTTTGGTTTTGTTCACCAACGGCAGTCCCGGGCTGTACACCCAGCCTCGCCATTGCATCGGCCATTGTCTCACCTGCAACACTACCCAATCCTGCTGCGGTTTGATTCTGTTCGCCTATTGCCGCCCCGGGGTTTATGCCCAGTCGCGCCATTGCATCGGCCATAGACTCACTTCCGCTCATCCCGCTGCCGCCAGTGGGAATGCCGGGCCCACCCTCATATCCAGTCATGTCTAACGGCTCATTGGCTGACTGAGGTGCTACAGTTTGCACTGGCGATTGCGAAAAGTATTCACGGTAGGCGGCGTTGGGATCATATGTTGCAACTGCTGTCTGCACTGGAGCTGTCCCGAAATTGTCCCGGTATTGCCGGTTCGGATCAGCCACCGTTGTCTGCACTGGTGCTTTTGTAAATGCCGCTCGGTAATCCGCATTCGGATCGCTCGTGGGCGTTGGCGTAGTTGTCTGCACTGCGCCACTGCTAAAGGCATCACGGTATTGCTGGTTCGGATCAGCCACCGTCGTTTGGACGGGCGATTGGCTAAACTGCTCCCTATATGCATCATTGCCTGCCATCGAACCCGTTGCAGATGCACTGCTTGTTGGCCCCCTATTCATGACCTGACCAGCATTACCACCCATAACAAATTTGGTATTAGCAGCACCTTGTGGCACACCCGGCGTCATGCCCCCCATTGCATCAGCCATGCTTCTGCCGGCAAACGGATTGGCTCCGCTCTGCTGTGTTGTATTTTGCATCACTGCAGCTGTGTTTGCTGCGCCAATAGGCCCAGTATTTAACCCCAACGCGCTATACACAGCTGCCATGCTATTTTGGCCGCTACCACTGCCTGTCATGCTGAAATAATCCGCTGCAGACATTTGTTGCTTAGGTTTGGTGTAGTTATATGGGTTCATGTTTGCCGGCCCGTACATATTCATTAGCTAACCCCTGCTCTCGGTTTCCGTTGCCTACCAATCACCTTGTACTGCAGGTGCGTTCGTCGAATCCGGTATGGCTCGTCTTTAGTATTGTTTGTGAATTTGAGGGAGCTGTGTGGGTCGTATCCCTTTAGGTCGAGATCCTTACTAACCATACGCTTCGTCCCTACAGCGTCCGTGTCGAGCGTAAACGCATCCATCACACCACCCCCACCGGTCGTCGTCAGTGTTCCTACGTTACCGCCTACGCCCTGTGACTCTTGCTGGACTGTTAGGGTATAGGCTCCCAGCGCGTCGTAGTAGGTGCGCGCGTAGAGCCAGCGCAGGTCCACGTCACCCCCTAATGGGGCCGGCGACGCCGTCTCAAAGTGGCTGTCGTAGGCTGCAGACTCGTGGTTGTATGTGACTGCCGGCGCGTGGTCCAGCAGCTTGCCGCCGAAGCTGCCGGCGTGGGGCTTGTCATCAATTATGGCAGCACAGTTGCGCTCAAACGTCGCGCCAATTCCGTTGAGTGGACCGTACCACGCAAAGCGCGTTTGTCCGCTTGTCTCGTCTGCGTAGCGGTGGCGCAGCGACATAACCATAATCTCGTTGCAGTTTGTGTTGTCGTTGGGCAACCAAAACCACACCTCGTTTTCGTCGGCATAGTAGATGGCAAAGCTCTGCGAAAGGCGCGACTTGCTTATATTTGCCCAGTAACCCTCGTCCAGCGCGTATGAGACCTTTTCTACGATCTCGCCACCGGCCCACATGTACACGCCGTCTTCCAACACAAACACCTGCGCGTTACCGGGGATCGTGACAATGGCCCGCCCAGAGATGCTGCCCCCTTGTTGTGGGTTGCGCGGGTCGGTCGTAGTGCGCTGCTGTAGTTGGTAAGGGATCGTCGCGTTGCCCGTAGGAATCAGCACCGCGATAAAATCTTCGGTATGGATCGCCAATGCGTTTTGTAGGGGCTGTAAGCCCCGCACAGGGCTTCCGAGGTTGTAAAAGGATGATGCACCCCACGTCTCAGGATCGCCCGCGTCCGAGTACCACACGCGGTCCTCGTCGGCGTTTGTGTTTGCCATCCATACGCGGTTGTCGAAGAAAGCTACGTGATCTGCTGTCGTGAACCGGCTGTCTACGTCCAGCACGGCAGCGTTGCCCGTGCCTGACCACTTGATCGGCGCGTCGACGCCGTTAGTCAGGACCAGCGTGTCAAACGCTCGGACCCACTCAAACGTATTGTCATCCCCAGCGGTTATCGTTACGGAGCCCGTAATATCTGACCAGCCGCTGTTGTAGTAATACATGGCAGCGCCGGCTACAATAAACACGCGCTCGGCTCCGGTTGACGGCACGCGAAACTGCCCACACGCCGTGACAGTGGGCGTGCCTGCTAACGCCGCAGCATTCTCGTAGCTCTTAGTCCCTAAGACCTTTTCAATGCCGGCAGACTGCGTCAGGCGCGTGTTGAGCATGTCCTGCAGTCCGTTGGGACCGATATCCTCTGGCGGCAGGTCATACCGAACGCCCATCGTCCACGGGCCGTATTTTATCGTATCAGCCGCTATAGGCATTAGCCCGCCTCAACAACAAGCTGGTTGTCTGTGCGGACCATATAGTCATGGTCTTCGACCTGCGACGGGTAGCGCCTGTTGCCCTGCTGTAGCAGGTTTTGCTTTTTCATCAGCGCAACAGCGCGCACCAGCTCGTTGGCTTCGCGCTGCGCGCCTTGCTCGTCGCCTTTTTCCTGCAGCAACAGCTTTGTCGCCCCATACACCAGCGCCGATTCGCCTATCTGCGGAATGCCGAGCTTTAAGAATGTGTCGCCGTCATTGGATGCCGCCCACGTCGATATTGCCATCTGATACCGCGCACGTATTTCCTGCCCGGTAGTAGACGGCGTGTAGTAAAACTCGACCTCTGGGTAGCCGGTGGTGGAGTCCGTCCCCCCGACTAAGACCTTATATACGTTACCGGACAGGCTGCGGTCCTCATCCCAGAGATCGTACTCGTCTGGACCTATGATCTCTATAGGCCATTCGTCCGTGACGTTCATAAATGACCACCACGCGCCCACGTACCCGTCAACGGGCGTGTATACGCGCGTGTTGGCTGCTGACTGGTAGGTCGCTGTAGTGCTGCTGGAACCTCCCGTAATCGTTTCTGACGCCGTAAAATCGGCAGACTCGTTGTAGACAAACAGCAACCCGTTCGTCGTGTCGTGCGAGTCCACTACGGCAGTGCTGCTGGACGTGCCGCCTGTCACGGTTTCGCCCACCGTAAATACACCCGACGCGCCGGTGATGGTAAACGTCTTTGTCGTGCGGAACGTCACCGTTCGGTTGAGCCACCACCACTTCAACAAGTTGGCGATCTCCACCGCGTTGATGTTTATGTATCTGCGCGCGCGATTCTTGAACGTAGTGTTGGTCGCTTCAAGCCCTACGCGGTCCAGTACAAGCTCAATGCCTTCTGCTAATGTCATTCATATCACGTTTGCCCACGCCCCATTTTCGTAGCACTGGAGCTTGTTGGTTGTCGTGTTGTAGATGATCCATCCGTTGGACGCTGAAAGTGCGTCCCGCTCTGCTGTGGTCATCTGTGGCGCTGCCAGCACTGTGCCGGCTTCTATTACGTCAAACTGCGCGATGGTCCCAAACGACGTTGCCTGTTTCTGCTGACCGGCAACGACCGGTGAGCGTCGGTTCATTAGAGCGCGCCCACGTCACTCGGCAACGTCTGGTCTGCAGCTATATCAAAGCGCACGTTGCCGTCCATCTTTGTGCCGGCAGCGTGATGGTCTAACCAGAGCTTGTATTCCTGCGTTTTTACCGGCACGCCCTTGTTGTCCATCATGGCGTGTTCCTTGTTGGACGTCGTTTGCCCGTCGTCCGCTATATACATTGGCACCCACGACGGGGGCAGCGGCTCCCAGCCGGGCTCGTGCTCCACCTCTACGCCACCATACACGCGCAGAGCTTCCTCCTGCCGATAATTGCGGCTGTATTCGCCTTTAGGCGCGCCTTTGCCGGCAGTGATACCCAACACTTCTGCGGCGTTTGGCGCGGCTGCGAGGAGGTCTACAAGTCGAGATTTGGCGTTCGGGTCGTCTTGCGCTTCAGCTAAGATTTGATCAATGAGACGTCCCGGCTCTGCTGCTTTCTTACGCTTGCGCGCCGGCTTTACGTCGACCAGCGGCTGTAGGTCTTCTTCGTCTACCGCTTTTGCGTTTGCCGCTTCGACCAACTCTTGTGCTTTCGGATCAGGGTCGCCCTTCTTCAACCCTACGGGCTGGCCCATTGAATCAAACCCACTGTCACTGCTTTGCCGCTTTGCCATATTTTGCTTTCATGTTTTTGTGTCTATAGCAATGCGCGGGGAGCCGCGATGACCCCCCGCGCGATCACATTAGGAATAGTTGAAGTCTGCTACGTGCGGACGAACAAGATTTACTAATGCCAAACCACTGCTCGGCGTGTCAAGCGCAGACGCGGTAGTCATGCCGTAAATCAGATCGCCAGCCACTTCAGCGTCGTCGACTGACCCAGCCGTACCTGTCAAGAAGCAGGCTTTGTTGTCTGCAAGGCTTGCGAGCCCTTTAACAACACCCAACCCTGACACCTGATACCAACCGTACTGGTTTGCAACATTGGCTGACATGCTACAACCAATCATGCCCGTGTCGTCAGCCGTAGCCAGCGACGTCGTGAATCCGTTGGCGTCGATCAAGGCTGCGCTGCCAACTACAGTTGAAGCAACACCTTTAGCGTAGACGAACTCGCCCACACCGTAGTCTGTGCTGCCGTCAATATCTTTAGCGGTCACGATGGTCCCCAGCGGGAAATTCTGATACGTGCTGGTTTCATCAATATTCTGACCACCACCGATACTTCCGATGATTTTCCAATTTGCCATTCAGCGTATACCCTCTCTTAGATTCCAGTGATGTTAGTTGCCACGCCGAGACGACGGCGGTTGTTCGTAATCTGCTGCACACCGGCGACCATGTAGGACAACTGGGCAAGCTGACCGTTCGACTGCAACGATACAAACGGAGTCTTCTTGAAGTTTGCGTTACGCATGACGCGCAACTGATGCGCACGCTTGTCGACAAAGTAGGCGTGGTTAGCTGAGATGTCTTCGTCAGCTACGACTTTGGCTCCCATGAAGCTCGGGAACTCCTGCCCCTTCAGCCCGTTAATGGCGCTACCAGAAATCTCCACGTAACCCTGCGACGTCAACGCGACGCGATACGCGCCGGCGATGCTGTAGGTGGTGAAGATGGCATCGGTGCGACCGCCCTGCTTGCGCACGGCATCCATGACCGCGTTAAAGCGCGTGATACCGTCGAAGATGTTTGTGGTCGTCTGCGTCAAAAACGTGGTGGCCGTCGTGTCCTTCTGGTTTTGCCAGTAGGTGCTCGTGGCTGAGTTAATGCCGCCAACGGTGCCTGTGCCTGCGTCTGCAATAAGATCCTGCAGGCCCAACATAGACTTGCCAGACTGCGCACCACAGGCGTCCTCGTTGATCGTCTTGAGGAGGCTGTTCATGGCATTGTCACCCAGCGCCGAGAGTAGGTCAAAGACCTGCTCGGGACCGCTGTTTTCCCAGTCCTCAGTGTCCGAAAGGATCACGGGGACGGCGTAGTAACGACGCTTGTAGAAAGCCGACTCAAACGGATCGCGGGGCGACTTGCTTAGGGGATCATACTTGTCGAACGCTTCAGCAGTGCCGGCGCTGGTTTCAAGAATGACCTGAATTTCCTTACCCCCACCGTCGACCATCTGCATACCACGCTTGCGAAGCGCGTCGATGACGTTATAGGGTTCAAAGATGTTCGAAATTACTTCGGGATCAATCGTGCGTCGCGTTGACGACCAGCGACTATCCCATGTTTCTGAAGTGGTCTGTGCCATTCGTATACCTCGTGTTTAACCTCACATCGTCTGTCCGATTTCAGCGATTGCTGCCGACTTGCTGATGGCTCCACCACCACTGTCTCGCACGGTGGCCCCGTTGCCGCGCCCTACTGCCGACTGCTTTGCGACGTTCCGCTGCGCGCGCTGCTCTTGCCGCGCCCTGCTTGCGTCCTCTGCCTGCCGGCCAGTCCATCTGCTTACCAACTCGCTCAACGTGAAATTCTTGCCCGTGTCAGGATTCTGCACGTCCAACATTCCACGGTTGTTGGTAATGAACTGTAGCGTCAACGGGTCTGTAAGCGTCTGCTCGCCCAGCAATGACTTTGCTTCTTCAATCTGCTGCAGAAGCTCGCTTTCGCGCTGCTGTCGCTGCTGTTGCACAAGAGACTGCATGAGTTGTCTGTCCTGATCGTAGTTTTCCAGCCCCATACTTTGCATACGCTGCTGGATCTGCTCTTCGACCAGTTTATTGACATACTCTATACCAGCTGCTTGTTCCATAAGCGCGCGTTGTTGCTGCGGGTCGTCGACCTGCATCGCGCGTTCACGCAACGTGCCTGCATCACCGAGCGCCTCTGCTCCTACATTCTGCGCCGGTTGCTGCTGCCGTTCAGCCTGCCATTTCGCTCGCTCTTCTTCAAAGGCTTTACGCTCGTCTAAGAGACGCTGGTTGCCCTGTTGGAAGTAGCGGTCTGCTTCTCGCCTTCCTTTTTCAAACTCAGATAGGTTATCGTTGTTTGTTTGTTGTGTGCCGCTTGTTTCGGCACGCTGTTGAGTTGAGTCGTCGTTGGTCTGCTCCGTCGCTGGCTCAGGGTCCGATGATGGAGTATCCACCTCAAGCATCCCCAGTCCCATCTCGGGCATACTGTCCCGCGATGAGGTCTCTGCAGATCCTGACGATGGGCCACTATCGGTCTGCCCCGACTCCACTCCAGAGTCCACGGCAATCTCAGACATATTCTGCTCCCTAATAAAAAACCAGCCGCACAGGGCGTCGTAGGAGTGGTGCGGCACTCCTACCAACCCCGCACGGCTGGTCGTGTCGTGTTACTACTGTGCCGGCGTAATGCCGGTGTGATTACTCAGTTGGGTCTAAACCGTATCCAGATTCGACATTGCGGCTCAGGTCGCCCGATTGCTGCCGGTCGACACTGTCCCAGTCTATACTATTCATAATCTCCTCTTCGCTGTCTGCCGCAAGTACTTTATTTGTAGTCCGTTGCGATTTTGCGCGCTGTTGGGCCTCGTGCGTCTCCAGCTCAATCTGGCTGCGAGTCTTCATATCACCCTCTTCCAGCCCCATATTCTTAAGCTTACGCCGGCGATCTGTAGCGTTTTCGTAATACAGCCCCGTTTGCGGATCTGGGTGGTGTTGATTGTGGCCTTGAGATGACATAAGTCGATTAAACACACCCATTGCCCCAAAATTGATCGTCGACTCCTCGCCGCACTCTGGACACTCGCGCGCCTTCATGGGCCGACCCGTGTAGTATACGTCCATCTCGGCGTGGCCGAGTCCGCATATATAGTTGTGTGTTGGCATATCCTTACTCATTGTTTAGCATGGGGATTATTACAGTTTCCCAATAATTTTTGTTGCCTATTTTGTTACGATTTATTCCAGTACCTTCAAGCTTTTGCGTCCACCGTACTGACCTTTCAATAGCATCCTGATAATCAAAACCCATGTAATCTGGCCTCACCATATTCCATTTATGGTGATATACAGTCACCCCACCTTTTCTGGGACTGGATACTTGACCATCTGCGCCCACTTTTATGGATTTCCCTACAGTAGGTTCGTCTGCTATGTCAAAATCTGGGCTTTCTATAAAACTTATCGAATTATCCTTGTTGTTGTATTTGACTATATCGTATTCAAAGTCACCAACTTTTCCTTTTGCCTTTAACAATACATCGGTAGGGATAACGTCTTCTGCTGATTTATGCACATAGTAATCGTATCCGACTTTTTTACCGACTCCTAACTGTTTGTCAGGCATAGGCACTCGCACACCGCTTGAAGCCTGCGTAGCAATGTCTACCTGATTAGATTTTTTTTTTACATAAACGCCGGCTCCACCGAGGCTTATACTTTTTACGTCATAGCCTTCCCCCAGCACCGTCTCTATGTATTCCTTTAGCTCTGGGTTGGTAAACCCTTTCTGATACGTGCCGGTTGACGTGACAAGCGACATCGGCTCAGGTCCGGGCGTCCCTTTCGCGTTCAATACATCTCGCCCTCTGGTCGTGATAATCGCACTGCCGCCCGGCTTCATCACGCGCGCTATATCTTCGACTATAAAGTCTCTGACTTGCGGACTGACGACGTTGAGCACGTTCAAGTTGACAACACGCTCGTATTGATTGTCTGGTATGACTTTGGAATCTGTGAAGTCGTACTTCACACCGAGCGCTTCGCCCCTTGCCGTGTTTGGCTCAAACATATCGTAGCCCAGCATCTCTTTGGAAAACCCTAAGCCGGCTCCGTAGTCCAACGTCTTGCCGACGGCTTGCTGGTCATCCAGATATTGATTGGCTTTGATGTACGTGGGCTTTGTAGTAGTTATCTGTGTCCTTATAGACTCTTCAGCGTCAGGATAGTCGAAGTCTTCAAATTCTTTTAACTGCTGCTCTCGTAGCTTCTTTGCGTTTCTTGCACCCGTCGCCGCTTGCTTGATAAACTTTGGCGCACCCCCCATAGCCGCTGCGCCCATCATTGCGCCGCCTGCTGCCTGCATCTCAGGATCGTCGCTTGCCATCGCGTTGAGCCCGCCGGCTCCCAGCAAGAGAAACGCGAGCGTAGGCACACCACCCAAATCCGTGATGCCCTTGCGCTCCATGTAGCTGCGAACGCCGTCAAGCCACTGCTGGTCTAACACCTCAAAGTCTGCACCCATATGGAACTTGCCCATTTGGGAATGCAGCTCCATAGGATTGCCTTCTTTAGTTTTTAACGTCCGGTATCTATCAAACGTTTTTGGAAACATAATAGGCGCGGGTATATCAACCCGCTCCATGACGCCTTGATATTGCCCCGGTATGCCCGTATCGTAGGATCTGTGGCCGGCATCTGGCGGGGCGTCAGGATCACGCAGTGTTGCGTCTGGGTCCATGCGGAGGATGGCGCCGCCCGTATCGCCACGCTGCACAGACCGCAATTCGGGCTCCGTCATTTGGTAGGCCGCATCTTTGTAGCTGGGAAAGCCCAGACCGCGCATATCCTCTCGCGCTATTGTTTGTACAACCACCTTGCGTAGGTCGCCCGAGCCAAACCTTCTGTATTCTTTACCCGATGCGCCTGTTGTCCCTAACAACTGAGCCATCGCCTCTGGGTGATCTATGCCCAAAAACTCGTCAAGCAAGCTGTCTTCAATAACCTCTACGGGTCTACCTTTTTTCACACCTTCAGCAATGCGTTGCTTATTTACCGTCTTTATAGCTTCATTAATTTTTTGATCTAATTTTTTTCTTGCTGCAGCCGGCACTCTAATTGTATTCAACTGCCCCATTAGCAACTCTACGACAGGCGTAGAAAAGTCTACAGCGCCTTCGCCCATTGCTGTATATATGCCGAGCACGGGCAGTCCAGTGGCTTCACTTGCCGTTATTACGTGGTTTTGTTTGCCTCGCGCTATGCCATAGTTTGACGCCCACGAAAAATCATCCCTGCCGAAACCATACGTCGGCCCTCCCTGCACATCTATCGGCTCGTCTAACTTTACGCCACCCAGTTGTTCAATGCGCGTGCGCGCGGACCTGTCGCCGGGAACGCCGATGGCGACGTTGCCAACCATCGACTCGGGTTGCACTATTTCGCGCTGACTGATATCCAATGGCGTGGCAATGGTTTCGCCTTTTACTTCTTGCGGCAACCTCTGTTTGAACTCAGGATTGCCGCGCATTTTTTCTCTGCGAATTGCTGCAGGATTTTCTTTGCCAGAGCTTAAACTTTCAGTTTTCTCAAATATTGATTTATCCCGCTTCTCCCGCAGCGCATCGACTATATCAGGATCATAGCCCTCTTGCTCTATTGCCGACCTGCCTACTTTGTTTGCCGCTGATTGCGTAGGCTGATTCAAAATCTCTTCTATCAGTTGCTCTCGCGTGCGTTTACCTATTGGCGTAGCAGCCATACCCAGCGCAGTGCCGGCTGCGCCCAACTTTGACATCATACCGAACCCGGGTATTGCCACATCTTCTATACCCATCACAGCGCCCAACCCGCGTTCCAGCACGCCCTCCTTTAACGCTTCTTTCATTGCATCATACGTGCCGCCGACGTCAGAAGACACCGCGTCTACAATATTGGGCAGCGTGCGTCGAACCTGCCGTCCCAGTGCTTCTGCTTTGTCCAGCTGTCCTATAGACCCTAACACGTTGCCGATGTCCGACGCTGTATCCATTGTGGTCTGCAACATACCGCCGGGCGACTTAGTCAGCAGCGCCTGCAGTATTTCACGCGTCTCTGGATCTAATTCTTGATACGCTCCCTGCCCAGCACCGCTAAATGTTGGGGGATATGCTCTATTGATATTCATCAACCCTGCGTCTGTGCGGAAATTACGTCGGATGTACGCTGTGCATTGGACTGCACTTGCGAGATTAAATCAGGCTGGTTTTGCGCAGCCTGCGCTGCTCCTGCCGGCGCGCTGGGCGCGGTTTCTCCCTGCTGGGAATTCTGCGCTGCCTGCTCGTGCTGCTGCATGTGCTGGCCCATAGCTTGTTCGATCTGTGCGATGAACTGTGCCGCTTGCGGGTTGGCAGGGTTGCCAGTCAGGTCCGTGGCCTGCGCTTGTTGGTTGAGTTGTATAAAGGTCGGATGCTCTCTGAATAGTGAGTGCACGCCCAGATGCGCTGCGTGGTCTTGCTGTGGTAGCACCTCTATCTGCTCGCCCGTCATTACGCGGTCGTTTTCGTATTGTGCCGCCCTCTGCGCCTCCACGTTGTCCTGATCCTGCAGCACGCGCTCCACGTCCTGCACGCCATGCGCAATGGCGGCGAGCTTGTCTACCTCAAGCTGGTCGTAGTTTGGACGGTTGCCTGCCCACGCTACAAACGCCATCGTGCGGTCGCGCTCAAGCTGCTCGTATAGTGGCTGCGTTGAGCCCGTTTTTGTTTCTATGCGATACGTATATAAAAAGTCTGACGTCCTCAGTGCGCGCACGACTCGCTGCTCCCCGTTTGGTGCTATGTTTTCAACGAACGACTCTGGCGTATACCTCGGATCGCCCATGATTTGAAACGCATTGCGCACGATAGTCTCGTAGAAAGTATTTACCGCTGCCTCCATCCAGTTGCCGTTGACCTGCGCAGCGGCAGCGACGACAGCCGCTTCCGTTGCCGTCTCCGACTGGCCGGCCTGCGGTGGCGCAAGTGCGGCGATCTCGCGCTCCATACCCATCATCATGCTGGAGAAGTTATACACGTCGACCGGGACGTTGCCCCAGTTAAGCTCGCGTATGTTGTTGAGATCCTCGACGCCCACAAACTCGCCGTCGCGTCCAGTGCGCATTACGTCGCCGATCTCTGGGTTGCTTTCCAGCTCGCTGTTACGTATCGCAGTCATGCGCGACGTGCGCTTAAGTAGGTCTGATACGCGGCTGACCTGCTCAATGATGCTGTTTTGTATGTCTTCTAAATATTTGAGATGTCCCAGCGGGTAGAAGCTCTCCTGCGCCAAATCGAACTTGATAGCGACAAACGGAAAGCCCTGCTCCACCAGCCACCCGGACGACTCCTCACCACCTTGCAAATTCAGCACGGGCTCTGTCGGCTCACCAGTCACGTCGTCTATGTCGAATACGGGCTGGCCCAGCAGGTCTGTTACCTGCGGGAACGTCATCTTGCGGAATGGGTGCGGGACGTCCAGTATAGGCTGGTCGACGCCCGGCACGAACATCACCTCGCGGCGTTCCATGCGGTTGTGCCACCGCTCCACCAACACAAAGTCGCCGTTGCTGATTGACTCGCGCAGGGCCTCCTGCTCTGGGCCGTCGTAGCGTTCGCCCATCACCTCGCCGTAGCCTACCTCGTCTTCGCGTGACAACTGGGTCGGCTTGATTTGCTTTTTGTTTTGAATGCGCGGGTCGTCGAGCAAATATTGCATCGGGGTCCAAAACTTCTCGCGGATGTATCGCTTGTCACCCAGTCGGTGCGGGCTACCCGTGGGGTCCAGATGCACGTAACCGGGGGCAACGCGCTGGCAGACCACCATATCCTCTGCGAAGTCGTCGTTGGTCGTGTAGGGGGCAATGAAGTCGTCCCCGGGTGGGTTGTAGTCAAGTCGAATCCAGCCAACGCCACAGAAGAGCGCGTCGAATATGGCCTGATGGACGTGGCTCTTCAGCGACGTGATCTCCATATAGCTGCCGGCAGCGCGCTCCAGAATGGGCGCTACGTCGGCGTTGACCTCGTCTTCTACATTGAACGACATGACCGGGTAGTTGTGGGCAATGCTACCCAGTATCTGTCGGACAATGGGGTAAAACCGGCTGACCTTCACGACGTCTTCAGCGCGCAGGTCGCGTATCTTCTCGTCGAACTTAAGCTCGTATGAATCGTAAAGCTTTTGCCAGCTCTCCTGCCGGTCCCGATACAACGAGTCCAGCATTTCTCCTTCTGCTTTATACCACGATATCTCGTACTTATTCATCCGTATCTGCTCTCTATCAAATCGTCGGCGAGCTGGTCTATCAGCCGGCCACCATCGTTGAGTGGTCTATCCTCGACTTTGCGCGCCTTGTAGACGTGGTTTATTCCGTAGCGCAGCGCGTCGGCCCCGTGGTCGTCGCCGCTGCTTGCGTCCTCTGGGTTGCGCGATTCGCGCTGCAGACTCAGCAAGCTGTCGACTACACGCTCGGTCGATCCACGGAAAAACTTTAGCCGGCCAGCGTATAGCAAATTAGCTATGTTCCGCCATCCATTGACACGGTCCATGTTCGCCTTCGACAGCGTCAGCCCGTGGTCCCGGAACGTGTCGACCGGTGCACGTGCTTGCGATACGTCTCCCGGAGCACGCCTTGTCCACATATCCCCGGGCGCTAAGAGCAACCGTGGTTGCCGGCCATACGCGCCGCCGATGGACGTGTACCTGCACTCGTCTATCATTGCTCCGATGCCCTGAGCGTGCTCCGCTCCTGCTCCCGACGAGTAGTAGCTACTGACCACCCACACGTCATCGTCGTAGTCTACAGCCAGCAAGACCGCAGCCGTAGGATTATTCTCCCCGTAGTCCATTGCCATGAACAACGGCCAGTTTTCTGGCACTTCAAATGGGTCGACCAGCAGATCGTTGCGCATAGCAGAAAACATAGCGCCGAGGCTAACGTCCCAGTTGCCATCCAGATACGCTGCCGTCAGCTCAGGATCGCCCATACCCATCAACCTGTTCGGGTAGTCTGGGTCAGCGTCAAGCAGTGCACGGTTGTCCTGCACGCGCGCTGGGATGAAGCAGCGCACCATTTTAGACTCTTTGTCGAGTAGCGGCACGTAGCCGTCTGGGTATTTGTCGATAGCGAAGTATCTTTTGACCTCACCGTGACACCTGCCGCCGGGGTTGCCTGTAGCCCGTATTCGCTTATGCTGTGCCGGCCCGCGCAGGCGCGACTTCATCATCTGATAGGGTCGCAAGCTGTCCCACGTCGGCAGCTCATCCCAGCCGATGAACGCGTAGCTGTGGCCCATATACTTCATAAAGTCCGCGTCAGTATCCATGTGCCTCAGCCTGATCTCTGCTCCACCCGGGAACCTCCACGTCCGAATGCCGACCTTATACTCGCCTCCCATCGGGCCGTAAATCTCCATTGACCGGTGGATCAGCTCGTCCATGTCCGTCGTATGCCGGCGAAAAATGATGCCTATCCAGTCGCTGCCCTGATCGACGTCCTGCACAGCATCAGCCAGTAAGAAATCGGACTTCCCCCCGCCGGCTGCGCCACCATAGAACAGCTCGTCTATGGCCTCACCTGACATGATCGCCATCGCCTGTGGCCCCACCTGCGGGGACCAGACAAACTTAGTCTGCCCAACTGTCATCGACTGCGTCTGCTATGCGATTCTTATACCCAACCCACTCCTCGACTGTAGCCGCGCGCGGTGGCCTATCCATCTGCATTCGTATCGGGCCACCGTCCACGCCCGTCTGCTCGCTGCGCTCCACGTAGCCGCGCCGCTTGCCTTGTGTTTTTAGATAGAAGAAAATGGCCGAAGGGTGACGTTCCCGGACCAGCTCATGCAGGCTCTGCTCTGCCACGTCTACCAGCGTCTCCCTGACCTCGTCGACCACTTCACCGAGTCCATACCGCTCTATGCTGGAGTAGACCGTCTGACGCACGCAGTCAGCCTCCCGAGCGATTGCCGTCAGGTTTCCGTCGTGTTTGCGGATCAGATCGGTCAACTGCTTTTTGGTAAAAGTGCGGCTATGTTTATCTCTTTTTGGCATTGTCTAACCATCTATCTCCACGACTACGGGATTCTGGGCCATACGCCGCATATGCTCGCGCTCTGCTTTAGTAACGGGCCACGGTATGTCTATGTATACTTCTTCCTGCAATCCCGGCAGTTTGACGACCGCAGCTCGGCATTTGCTGCCGTGCATCTGTATTTTTCCGTTCATGATGTCATCCCGCAACGATTGGACCAGCGTAGCTGCTGCCTCGTGCCGGCGGGATTCGTGCTCAGTTACCTCTATGCCCAACATATCGCTCCTTATGTGCGCGTTTTCTTTCTGCTCGCGGCCATGTTATCAACAAGATTCGGGTAGGGCCGTCCTGCAGCGGCAGCTCTTCGCTTTGCACTGGCCTTTTGTGCTTTTGACAGTGGTTTGCTCTTTTTTTTGGGATTCTTGCGCTCCCATACCGGTTTTGTCTTTTTTTTTGCCATTATTCGCCACCCAGTCGTTTATAGTCACCCACAGATATGATATACGCCGGCGTCTCCCCCAGCTGTGTCAACACGCCGCGTAACGGTATCGCGTCCACCTTCACGTCCACCGCGTCCAACGCCTGATGCAGCCGCACGACTTCTGCCTGCAGCCGGTCGCGCTCCTGCTCTAACTCTGTTACGTAATCGGGTCCGTTAATACGTCCAGACCCACGGTCGGGGCTGTACATGCTCATGCTCTGCGTCGTCCAGATGTATGAATCGCTCGTTGGGCGCTCCCTGCTGGGCCAACCCAATGCCGGCGAAATTCATGTGTGTTGCGATACCTAATAGCAGATAGGCGTCGTGCCCGGAGACCTGTAT